CAAGTTAGAGATATGTTAAATAAAAAATATGATATGAATTTGGTGATGTTTGAAACAACTAGTTTATATGGCAATAGTAAATCTGCTAGTCAATATGATGGTATGAAACCTATGTTAAGATATAAAGGGTTAACTGATAGTGATTTTATACCAATGATACATGGTAAACCATTTAAAGATTTACAAAACTATGTTGAAAGTAGAACTGGAAATTTAGTCAAAGAGGATGCCTCTAGTAGAAAATTAAAATTAACAAATGCTATAATTGGTCTTATCAAAAGGTCAATAGATGGTGATGATTTAACCAATTTTACTAATACAATTAACAATGCAAAAAAACTTACCGAAAGAAAGAGATATTATGTATCTAACTATGGTGTTGAGAACTATATAGATATAGTAAATGGTAAAACAGATAAGATAATTAAAGCACCTAATTATGATAGGTTCCACGATAATGAATTGATAGAATGGTGGAGAAAACATGCGACTAAAAGATTTAATAAATTGAATGAAGATGGTCGTTTAAGAAAAGACCTTGAAATTTGGACTAAAGATAGCCAGATAGACATAATTAGATAAATAATGGATGAAAGTAACAATATATAGAAGATATAATGATTATATTAGTCACAACTTTTCCTACCAGGAGCTTGACAATGTTAGAAAACTCCTGTATATTAACAATATAAAATGGTATACAATAAGTTATACAGATACGGAGTGGATAGAATATGAAAGATTTTCTAAAAGACATAATTAAAACAACAGGCAATGAGTATGCTACACTAGCAAAAGATGGTGTTGCTGGCGGAGATGTTGATAGTTTTATAGATACAGGTTCATATTCCTTTAACGCTCTACTTTCAGGTTCAATTTACGGTGGTTTACCAGGCAATCGTATCACAGCAATTGCTGGTGAGGCGGCTACAGGTAAAACTTTCTTTGCATTAGGCGTAGTGAAAAGTTTTTTAGAAATGGATAAAGACGCTGGTGTAATATTTTTTGAATCAGAAAATGCTATATCAAAAGATATGGTTGAGAGTAGAGGTGTTGACAGCACAAGATTAGTTGTAATGCCAGTTGCAACAGTACAAGAATTCAGAGCACAATCAATAAAAATTTTAGACAAATACATAACACAACCAGAGGGCGATAGAAAACCAATGATGTTTGTATTAGATAGTTTAGGTATGTTATCTACTACAAAAGAAATGGAAGACACAGCTGCTGGTAAAGAAACAAGAGATATGACAAGGTCACAAATTGTCAAATCTACATTCAGAGTTTTAACACTTAAATTAGGCCAAGCAAAAGTGCCTATGATTATGACCAACCACACTTATGATGTGATTGGTTCCATGTTCCCACAAAAAGAAATGGGTGGCGGTTCAGGTTTGAAATACGCTGCTTCATCAATCATCTATCTAAGTAAACGAAAAGAAAAAGTCGGTACAGAGGTAGTTGGAAATATTATACATTGTAAAACATACAAGTCAAGAATAACAAAAGAAAACGCCATGATAGATGTTAAGTTAACCTATAAAGAAGGTCTTGATAGACATTATGGACTTTTAGAACTTGCTGAAGAGGCAGGTATCTTTAAGAAAGTATCTACAAGATTTGAAACACCAGACGGTAGCAAAGTATTTGGTAAACAAATAAATGATAACCCCGACAAGTATTTTACAAAGGAAATATTAAAACAAATTGATGAATATGCCCAAAAAAAATTCACCTACGGACAAGACGAATAAAAGATATACCTTTGCCCAAAAAGAAGGCACAGATTATTCTTGTATAAAAATTACAGAGGGTAAATACAAAGATGTTATTTACCATTACGGTAGGGTTGCGTTTGCACCAGAGTCAGAGAAAAAACCTGACGGCAAACTGCCAATGAAATTTGACTACACAATAGATAAAAATCCCAATGATTTAGATTTACTTGAAAACCAAAAGTTTATCAATTATATTGGTGATATTTTGATTGAATTATTAGAGGAAAAATTAAAAGATGGCTCAGCAATCCAGGATTGAACAGACAATATTATCTAGTTTATTCTTTAAAGAAGAGTACACTAGAAAAGTTTTACCTTTTATCAAAGAAGAATATTTTGGTAATCGTGTAGAACAATTATTGTATGGTGAAGTCTTTAAATTTATTACAAAGTATAATAATCTTCCTACAAAAGACTCTATTCTAATTGAACTTGGTCAAAGAAGAGATATTAATGAAGAAGAATTAGACCATATAAAAGATTATGTTTCCAAGATAGAAGATACAGAGTCAGATGAACAATGGTTAACTGAAACTACAGAGAAATTTTGTAAAGACCGTGCCGTTCATAATGCAGTATTGAGTGGTATTAAAATATTAGATAAGAAAGATAAGACAAGAACACCAGAGTCTATACCACATATTTTATCAGAGGCATTAGCAGTATCATTTGACAAGTCAGTTGGTCACGATTATATACAAGACGCTGATGAAAGATTTAAATTTTACCATACAAAAGAGAAGAGATACCAATTTGATTTGGATTATATGAATAGAATTACCAAAGGTGGTGTTCCAAGTAAGACATTAAACATTGCATTGGCAGGTACAGGTGTTGGTAAGTCTTTGTTTATGTGTCATGTTGCTTCAAGTTATTTACTACAAGGTTTAAATGTATTGTATATTACTTTGGAGATGGCAGAGGAAAGAATTGCAGAAAGAATAGACGCCAACTTATTAGATGTTACAATGGAAGACCTCCATGATATGCCTCAACAATTATATGAAGGCAAGATTACCAAGTTAAGAGAAAAGACACAAGGCCAATTAATCATTAAAGAATATCCAACAGCGGCTGCTCATAGTGGTCACTTTAAAGCTTTGATGAATGAATTGGCATTAAAGAAATCCTTTAGACCGGATGTTATCTTTATAGACTATCTGAACATTTGTGCTTCAAGTAGATTTAAAGGTGGCAATATTTCATCATACTTCTATGTTAAGGCAATTGCTGAAGAGCTAAGAGGTTTGGCTGTAGAATTTAATGTACCAATATTTTCTGCTACACAAACAACCAGAACTGGTTTTGTTAGTACAGATATAGGACTTGAAGATACTGCTGAATCTTTTGGTTTACCAGCAACTGCCGACTTCATGTTTGCTTTAGTTTCAAATGAAGAGTTAGAACAATTAGGTCAAATGAAAGTTAAACAATTAAAAAATAGATACAATGACCCTAGTATTAACCGTGCATTTATTATAGGTGTTGATAGGTCTAAAATGAGATTGTTTGATGTACAACAACAACATCAACAAATAGTTGACGCAAACCAAAAAGATAATAAAGAAGACGCTTACGATAAGTTTAGTGATTTTAAAGTATGAACACACAACACGAATTAATGCATTATGCAAAGTTATATAGAGGTGTAGTATCAGATGAGATATGTGACCAAACTGTAAAAGAAATGAACACACTAGAATTTAAAGAACATACATTTTATAATGCTAACACAGGCGAATATAAACCTAGAAGTGGCTCACAAGAATTGTCAATGAGTTGGGGTAATGTATCTACTAAAAAAACTTTAAATGGTATTGTTGATGACACAGCATACAAGTATGTACAAGATTTAAATATGCCTTGGTTTGACAAGTATCAAGGTTATTCACATGTAAGATTTAATAAGTATGCCGAAAATAAAAAAATGGCATTGCATTGTGACCATATACAATCAATGTTTGATGGTGAAAGAAAAGGTATTCCTATATTAAGTATATTAGGAATTTTAAATGATGACTATGAGGGTGGTGAGTTTTATCTAATAGATGAAAAAACAGACTTATCAAAAGGTGATATTATAATATTTCCTAGTAATTTTATGTACCCCCATAAAGTAGAACCGGTAACAAAAGGTACTCGTTACTCTTATATAAGTTGGACATGGTGAAAAAACAGCAAGTTAGATTTCATAGAGGCGATAGAAGACCTTATACAATGAAACAGAAACTTACTTATTCTGTACAGATGATAAAAGAAGGTAAGAAAATTCTTTGGCATGTATTAGAAAAACCTACTAACCATGTTGTGGCTAAACACTTCTTTGAAGAGGACGCCAAGAAACTTGCAGACTTTCATAATAAAAATAGAGTTTGGCAAGAAAATGGTGGCATACCAAAGATGTTTTGGAATTATATCTATAATACAATATAAAGTGGTTGCCAAATCTCTTTATAAATAGTATAAGGAGAGAGTATGGCGTTTAATTATAGACCAAAATCAGAAAAAGAATTAAAATTAAAAAACAAAAAGCATAGCATACAAGCTGCTGGCGTTTTTTATTTTATTAAAAAACACTATGGTGAAATCATTGTGTTAGACCCTACTAAAGATTTTTCCGATATAAAAATACCTAGAGCTGTAGAAAAAAGAGATAACATTAAAACTGTTAGAGAGAAAATTCAAAAACAAGGTAGAGTTTCCCTTAACGAATTAAAAATTGTATTTGGTAATGGTTCAGGGGCAGGTGGTTCATCTATAAATGCAAGAGAAACTGCTAAGCAAGAAAATGCAACTAGACTTGTATGTGAAAAATATATTGAAACTGGTAAATTTCCTAGAGATAGTGAAATAGAAAAAATATATCCTAACTATGATGATGGTTGGTCGGAAACTTTTGAAATGCAGGCCAAAGCATTGAAAAAGTGGTTGGGTCAATCCACAGGTTACGAATATTCAAGAGATGACGGTATAATGCCGATTGTTGAAAAAATTGCAATAACAAAATGTGGTGTACGAACTAAAGATAGTTGGAATCCTGCTGACATATATCTAGTTAAAAAAAATAAAAGAAGTGCTATTGAAAAGAAACTAAAACAAATAGGTAATAGAGAAACTGGTTTGCCTGCTAAATTAGATTCTTTAAATGATTATATGAAAACTCTTTTTAAAAATAGAGAATTAATTGGTATATCATTAAAAAAATTAGGTAAATCTGTTTCGGTTGAAGAAACAAATGTTAGTGGTATTACACCAACTATAATTAAACTGATAAAAAATAGTTTAAGATGTGATTTAGATTTAAATGATAAACACGAATTTAATACCGGTGAAATGGCCTTTTCATTAAAAGTTGGTAAAGATATTGTTAATGTTCAAATTCGTGCCTTCTCTGGTGGTGTTAGAGAGAGTACACAAATGGATATGACAGGTGTAGGAGCAGCTGCCAAATTGGGTAAAGTATCTTCCAGAGAGGCGATTGACCCTTATATATCAAAGCTGGGTTTAAAAAGAAGAATGGGAACTCAAATACCTAAAGTTGGTTCATTTACAAAAACTGATATTGAAGAATATCTTATAGAACAAAAACAATTGAGTAAATATACCATTGATGGTAATAAAGTTTATTTTGGCAAAGATAGTTGGAAGAATAATTTTCAAGAAGCTAGACAACATGAGGTAGATAATAACAGGACTGCCTCTCAATTATCATCTAAATTACAATGTTTTCAATGGATTGAAATATTATATAAACTAGATAGAAAGAAAATGTTAAACGAGTTTTTAAATGTATGTTATTATGGGGCAAAGAAACAATATGCTACGGCTGGTCCTTTTTTAAAGATATCCTAGCATATAAATAGGAGTAGGTTGATTTGTTAATGGATAAGTGATAGATATATTATATTAATGGGTAAAATGAGGAATAAATGTTAAACGAGTTTTTTAGTTTTAAAGGCTTTTTCACAAGCGATAAGAATACCCACCTAGAACACCTAGAAGATGACATAATCAATAGGGGGTCTAAAGGTGGCGACAATGCTATCAATTTTTTAAAGTCTGTTAGAAATATGCTGGCTGCTACTAGTGGTAGTACAGCAAATATTACTGTTAAATGGGACGGCGCTCCAGCTATTATATGTGGTGTCAATCCTGAAAACGGTAGATTCTTCGTTGGTACTAAATCAGTATTCAATGTCACTCCCAAAATCAATTATACACAAAGAGATATTAACCGGAACCATGGTGGTGTGGTTGCGAAGAAACTAACTGTTTGTTTAGCAAACCTTTCAAGATTAAACATCAAAGGTATTCTACAAGGCGATTTGTTATTTACAGATGACCTTAAATCAGTTAACATAGGTGGTGAAAAGATGGTATCATTCACACCTAACACCATTACATATGCAGTACCAATTGATAGTGATATTGGTAGAAGAATTGCAAAAGCAAAAATGGGTATAGTATTTCATACTCAATATTCTGGTAGAAATATGAAATCTTTATCAGCAAGTTTTGGTACAGTAACAGGTTCATCAAATAGAAATATATTTTTAGCAAGTGCTGGTTATAAAGATACAGCTGTTATGTTTAGTAAGGCAGAATTAAATAAATTTGACGCACAAATAAGAATGGCTGAAGGTTCTTTACATAAAGGTTCATCTATATTAGATTTAATGAGTAAGACAACACAAGACCAATTGTCAGTTGGATTTAGATTAAAAACTTTCTTTAATTATTTTATTAAGAATTCTAATAGTGGTATGGAAAAAGTTAGAACTATGCAAAGACAGTTTAGAGATTATTATGAGAATAGTTTACAGGCAGAAATTGACTCAAGAAAAACTGACAAAGGTAAAGAGAAATATATTAAAGCAAAAGCTGATGGTTTAAGATTTATAGATAAAAATACAAGTGCTTTATACTTTGCAATTGCTAGTCATATTACATTAGGTAATTGTAAGACTACATTATTGCAGAAGATGAATCAAATACAAAGTATAGGACATTTTATAAGAACTAATAAAGGTTATAGAGTAACAGCACCAGAGGGTTATGTTGCAGTTGATAAGGTTGCAGGTGCAGTTAAACTGGTAGATAGATTAGAATTTAGTAGGCAGAATTTTACAATGCCTAAAGGATGGTAATGAAAGGTTTTAAAGATTATATATTTGAGGCAATGGGTAGAAGAAGAATCATTATGATTGGTGGACCTGGTTCAGGTAAATCTACTTACTCTGAAATATTAGAAAAGAAACTTGAAATACCACACATTTATACTGGTGATATGATGAGAAAGTTGGCAAAGACCAATGATATTGTGAAAGCTTTATTAGCAAAAGGTGAATTTGCACCTACACATACTGTTATTCAGGCTGTACAAGATAGATTGGAAAAACCAGACGCTCAAAAGGGTTATATATTTGATGGTTTTCCTAGAAACATTGAACAAGCAAAAGCAATGGAAGAAAAAGGTATTAAATATGATTATGTTATTTACCTTGATGTATCAAAGGAAGAAGTTATTAGAAGATTAACAGCCAGAGGTAGAGCAGATGACAAACCAGATATTATTCTAAACAGATTAAAA